GACCTCAAGCGGTACTGTTCAAATGCCAGCTGGTCATGTGGTGCAAGTGTTACAAGGAGAGCGTCTTACAATACAAGCAGTTTCTTCTAATACTTATGCAGATGTTGTTACACAAGCAATAACACCAAAATTTAGCACTTCAAAAATATTAATTCAATGTAGTGGTATAGCAAATTCTGACGAAAATAATGCGTGTTACTTTAAAGTATTTAGAGACTCTACAGAAATAGGTAGTGGAACTGGTGGTGACCATTACAATGTTATTGCGGCAGTAACAACTCCAACTCATAGTTCTGGTAGTGGGTTTGACGTAAAAGCTTTTAGCATACAACATTTAGACAGTCCATCTACGACAAGTGCAATAACGTATAAATTAAAAGCAGCGGCATATAATGGAGCAACAAACATAGGTGGTAGAGGAGCTAATAACGATATAGCAGTACCAACAAGAATTACAATAATGGAGATAGCCCAATGAGTATTGATAACAAAATTATGAGGTCACTATGTCTACGTTAAAAGTCGATACAATTACGGGTAAGACAAGCGATACTGTTGATTTTTCTGGTAATAATAATATTACTCAGTTCAATAAAAATGGCAATCAAGATACTAGCTCTGCGTCAGCAGTTTTAATAACTGGTTGGTCACAAATGAATAGTCAATCAAACTTTGGATTTCAACAAGTCGGTACAGCATGGACTGAAAGTAGTGGAGAATTTGCAACAACTAGACTTGGAGTATACAGAGTTTATTTTGAGTGTCATATACAAACACTTACAACCACAGGTTCTAGGTATCAACAACTAGATATTATTTTAGTTCCTAATGGTGGAAGTAGTATCGGTGGAGATATTTATAGTAACCTTCCTTATACTGGCGATACTACTTACAATTTGCATACAAGATGCAAAATTTTTAACATTACTCACGCTAATGATAAAATTCATACTCGAATGGGTTCAACCCAAAATGTAAGAATAAGAGGAGATGATGTAAATGACTTTGATACCACTCTTACGTTTGAATGGTTAGCACCGCCAGTATAATAAAGATAGGAGAAAAGAATGACAACAATAGCCAACGCAATATCAGCCCTCGGCATTTCAGAATGGGTACTCAGGGGTGAGCCTACAAGTGAAGCAGAGTTTAACGCTATGTTTCGTAAGGTTACAGGAGCAGATAGCAATGGAACTGCCATTGAAAGCTCAACACCTAGTGACTTTGGAACGACATGGAAAGCTGTAAGCGATAAAAAGACAGAGCTAGTCAATGCAGAGCCAATGCGATTGCTTAGAGTTGAAAGAGATAGGCTATTAGCTGAGTGTGATTGGATGGCAAACTCTGATGTAACTCTTGCCGATAACTGGAAGACGTATAGACAATCATTGAGGGATTTACCAGCAAGTGCATCACCAAAGCTATCAAGTGATGGGTCGCTGGATATGTCTTCTGTAACCTTCCCTACTAAGCCTAGCTAATGACGAAAGCATTGGAGAATCGAGTAACAAAACTGGAGACTGAGAATCACATCCAGTTTAAGGAACTCTTCTTTCGCTTAAAGAGATTGGAGGGAATACTTTATATTGGGATGGGTTCTGTTATTACTATGCTCATCGCAGTTCTGTTTCAGACAAGTTAAATGCTTGACCCTCTCTCAATAACTGCCGCAATCGCTACTGCGAACACAGCGTTTAATGGTATCAAGAGAGCCTTTCAAGTTGGTAAAGATATTCAGGGGATGAGCAATGACTTGTCCAAGTGGATGAGTGCTGCATCTGATATTGAGAATGCACAGAAGAGAGCTAAGAATCCTTCTTTACTCACTAAACTTACACGCAGAGGTAGTATCGAACAAGAAGCTGTTGAAGCATTGACTGCTAAGAAACAGCTCGAGGAGCAACGCTATGAGCTACAACAGTTTATTAAGTTTACGCATGGTACTCACGCATGGAATGAACTGCTTAAGATGGAAGGTGACATACGCAAGCGTAGACAGAAAGAGATATATGACAGGCAGATATTCAAGCAGAAGGTTATAACTATAGTTGCATTGACTATTGTTTTGATTGGTGGTCTGTTTATACTAGGGTTATTCGTATACGGATTGATGCAACTCGACAAAGGAAACATAGGCTGATGAACCCAGAAACATTAGACAAGTGGCGAATCCTCCCACGCTTGATGATGCTAGCTATGACCTGTGTTTACATTCGGTGCATCGAGTGGGCATTGAGTCAGCCTGACCTTACCACTCAACAGGCTGGCTTGGTGTCCGTTGTGACTGGTGCTATGACTGGAGCATTCGCCATATGGCTTGGGAAGGAGTCAAGTTAAAATGATTTTTAAAGCACTCTCAATGGTTGGTGGTATGGCTTCTACTTGGCTAGAATCCAAAGCAGAATCACAAAAACTTAATCTTGAGATAAAAAAGAAACAACTTACTGGCGATATTGACTGGGATTTGGAAGCTATGAAGGGCTCACAGTCCAGTTGGAAGGACGAATATCTGGTAATTTTGTTTAGTATTCCTCTGATTCTCTGCTTCATGGGGGAGTGGGGGAGAAATATAGTAGAACAGGGCTTCAGAGCTTTAGAAACGATGCCTGAGTGGTATCAGGTGACTTTGGGTTGTATTGTGGCTGCAAGTTTTGGAGTACGTTCAGTAACCAAATTCTTTGGGCTACGAAAGAATGGGAAGTAATTGGGATAAGAACCGTGAGAGACTACGCATACATAGGGATTGGGATATTAGAAACTTTAGGAGAAAAAATATGGCATTTAAATTATCACAACGGTCAATGGATAAACTGGATGGAGTACATCCTGACCTTGTTAAGGTTGTTAAGAAGGCGATTGAGTATACGGATGTAGACTTTGGAGTTATCTATGGTGTTCGTGACCTAGAAACTCAGAAGAAATTATATGAAGCTGGAAAATCACAGACGATGGCTAGTAAACATTTGTTACAAGAGGATGGTTATGCACACGCTGTTGACCTTATGGCTTATGATGGCAGCAATCCATCTTGGGATATTGTGGATTATGATAATATAGCTGATGCTATGCGAAAGGCTGGCAAAGAAGTTGGCGTTGATTTGGTTTGGGGTGCTGCATGGCACAAGTTACTAACGATGTCACCAGATAGTGCAGAGGATTTAATGAATGACTACATCGACACAAGAAGAAAAGAATCGAGAAGACCGTTCATCGATGGACCTCACTTCCAATTGCACACCTAGACAACTAGCTTTCGACTTTGATTATTACGATGGTCCAGATGAACTCTGGTTGCATTATCTGTGGTCACTTCTTCCCTAGTTTATCAAGAACGTCTTCTTCAAAATGTTTTATGAAGGCTTTATTTATTTTGTCTGCTCGTTTTGATGTTCTTTCATTGAGAACTTTTTCGCTGTAATGGTCTCTCCATTTTTTTTCTTCTCTGGAATTAAGAAGAATATCAGCAACAGCTTCCCTTACTTCTTGTCTGATTCTTTCTTTGAATTTTTTATTGTCGAATAGAGCATATCCTAATGCTCCTACAAAAAACTTTTCACTTACTTCTCCCATAACTTTTTCCTTTCTATATATAAAGATATGATGTCCTCGAAGTTGTTTGGCTTGCGAGGTGGTACTGTGCTGTAGATATTGTAGGCTTGGAAGCATCTGTTTTCGTTATAAACTTTTTCGCTTAATGCCTGGCATTCTCTCGCTGACTCGAGGTCGATAGTAAGCATGAGAATAACTGTGTGTGTCATTTCTGTAATCATATTCTGTGCTTTCTTTATCTGCTAGGAGGTCGGCAAGCAGAGCAGTATTAGACCTCCTAGCATGTTTTAGGACTTCTTTGGAGAAAGCACAGCCCTAAAATGGAATATCATCTGATTCAATGTCATTGTCAACAGATGATTGTTCTTGTTCTTGCTTTGGTGATAGCTTAAGAGACAGCATGATACCATATGAGCCTTGCTTTACCCAAGCTGCAACACGACTATTGTCGGATGGCAAGTCAATTGAACCAGTAAATTGTGGTGCCATTCCATTAGAATTATCATTGTCCCACATACGACCAATCTTTAGGTATATGTCACGAACAACACTCTTATCTTTTTGTTCTGACTTAACAATGCATATGCGACTTTCATTGCCATTATCATTAAGTGTACCAGTACCACTCAGCTCTTCATTGTTTGGTTGAAAAACTGCACCAGTATTTGTGTTATCATATTCCATAGTTATCTCCTTTTCTGATTACTTTTCTTGGTTGTTGTGGTTTGAATCCACCAGACTTACTAGACTCGTTACCATCATCGTCTGTACTTTCATCTGGCACTAAGTTAAGTAGCCTTTGCAAAATGTATCGTGTCATATAGGTAATGCCACTACCAATTTGCTGACTACCTTTCTTCGTATCGTCCAAACAAATACATTCACTTTCGATAAATGTATCGCTAGGTATGTGTCGTAGTTGTATGTTGAGTATTGGTGAATTATGTTCATTTACTTTCATAGTTCCAATACAAATGATGTCGTGCTTTTGGAGCTCTTTCTCAATCACTGGCAACATATCTGCTACTTTCATATATTTAGCATTGAACATAGCATTGCTACCTTTAACTGTTACTTTCTTAAACTCACATTTTTGCAAGGCAGTATATATACTAGTTAGTCTGAATACTGTTTCCTCATTATTTTCTTTAGTCATTTGCTTTCTCCTTTCTTTCTATCTCTTTCATTGCAGCTTGTTCTGCTGCCAGTTCTAATTCAATCTCATGCTTCTGCTTTGTGATAAAAGATTCCATCTCTGCAATCACAAGTAGCTTTGCAAGTAGCTTTGATTGTCTAATTTGATTGTTTAGTCCGTCCATTGCTTTCTCCTTTCATTATGTCATAAGCAAGTTGTATTGGCTTTCGTAGCTTAATACTCCTTCTTCCGGTCTTCGATACTGATATTACTAGGTAATCATTGTACATCTCATACACATCATCTGTTACATGACTAAGCAGTCTTTTCTTCGCATCTGCATGTTTATCTGCTTCTGCCATAGTCTGTATGTATTCATGTGTATCATTAGTAAACTCATTACTATGACCCATACTTTTCTGAATCTTCCTATCAATTGGGATTGCATTGACTTCTGGGGGGTCTGCAATCCCATTGTCGGCAGGTCTTACCTTAGGAATAACATGATTGAGCCAAAACTTTTTCACAAGCTCCATAATTTTTGCAGCATATAGTTCGTTGTACTCGATATGAGACTGATGATACTTGCTTCCATTACCTTGTATGATTGATATGAATGCACCAGCACAATGATAACGAGTTCGTATTGGTCGTTGTTTCATTCTGTGTCTGTGCAAATGCATATAGAATTGTAACTGTGGCATGTATCTTTCGATAATATCTTGGATGGATGTAAATGGATTCGTATGTTTGCACTCGAGAACCCATTCCCTTTTATCTGAATGCTGTGTAATTAAACCATCAAGACTTGCAGCACAAGGAACACCATCAATAAGATAGACTCCAATTTTTTTATCTCTCTCAACCCAAGATGCATCGAGATGATTGCTATGCTGTTTCAAGAACCACTCAACATTAAGTTGCTCTGTGGTAATACCCATCTGAACTTGTAGATTGTCAGATAAATCTTCTGGTTGTTTCTCTCCAATTTTTTCTAGGTAGAGATTCTCCCAGTCACCTTTTACTAATCGGATGGTATCACTACCACCCACGAATTTCGTTCTATCCATGTGCTTTCTCCTTATTTATATGGCGATTGTAGTTTCATTGATGCAACTGGTCAAGCCTTTTGTCTATCTGAGTTACAAAGTTTTGTCGTTCATCAACATTGTTTTTCATGATTGCATACACCTCAGAAAATGACGGAAAGATTTTGTAGTTCCGTATTGCCATTCCAAGAGCATGATGAACACAGTCTGCTGGTAAGACAGCAAGTTGCTCGAGGATAGCTTCACTCCTTTGCTCCACCTCTTCCATTGTTGAGTTGTAAGGTTTGTAGAAAAGAAACTTCCATTTTGCAATACGACTTTCCAGATGTTCTCTGTCCAATGGTGTCATGTATACTCGCAT